TCTGCCTGAGATAGTGCGCCACCAGCCAATCCCATCAATCTGTTTTGATAGGCTTGAAGTTCTGGACTAACTGTGTAACCAGCACTTGATAGATTCCCAGATGGGTCAAACCCAAACTGAGATGCTCCAAAGCGAGTGGTTACTCCAACAGGACGAAACTTTGCCGCTTCAGCAGCAATTCGTGCCGCCTCAAGTTGTGCCCGTGCAGAGGTATTTGCCGCATCACGGGAGGCATTGCCACCCATTACACCACCTAAGAGTGATGCACCTCCCATTACTAGTGCTGCTGAAAATGGCATTTCAAATCTCCTTTGCAACCGCTACATGAGTAGCATTAAAACCAAGTTTTTCGTAAAACACTTCTAAAGACTCTTTCAAGTTGTAGCTTGAAATAAGTCTTTTACACCCATTGTCTTTTGCTGTTTGTTCAACAAGTTCAAACATTCTTTTTCCGATCCCATTGCCTCTGTGTGATGAACTCAAAAAGAACATATCAATCTGACACCAGATTTCATCATGGTATGGGCTTTGAAACAAACCATAAAACACATACCCAATTGTTTTGTCATCTTCTTTTGCTATCACAACACGCAACTTGCCAAGATACTCTTTGTTGAAAATTGGTTTTTTGTTCTTAAAATATTCCCAATGCTCCAACGAAATTTCGTCAAAGTTCTCAATGTCATCCAATGTTCCATCAATGACTTGTGTGACTTCTTCTGTAATCATGGTTACTCGTACAGGATGTTGATTGAACCAGCGTCAAATGTGTCTGTGCCGTTTACAGTGGTGATACGGATGCGGTCAAGAGTGGCGCTCAAAGACTTTGTACCGCTTGAAGAAAACGGCATAGCGAAGTCATTGCGGAAACCGATGCCCATAGCGCACCAAGTGAATAAGGCGGCATCTTGCACAGTTAGAACAAGAGAGCCAGAAAAACTGCCTGCTGCGCTAACACTATTTACGATGTTGAAGCCAGCAGTACTGCTAGAAGTAACAGAGTTTCCATGACAGGCAGACGCATAACCTGTGTTCTCCACGCCTCCTGAGTCGCCTAACTGCACCAGAAAATTGCTAGTACCGTTGGTGGAAACCCCGACGTAGTTGACCGTAATACGCTTCACCCAACTTGGGATGCCCGTAAAGTCAATGCTAGTTCCACTGGTAGATGCAACAGCAGTAGCAGATGAAACAACACTTGCACCCATAACTGGTGTGCCATCAATGGAAGGACTTGTCAGTGTTTTGTTGGTCAATGTCTGGGTGTCAGTTGTCCCAACCACAGTTCCAGATGGTGCAGTTTTACCAGCCCAAGTATCAAGATCAGCATCCCAAGCCTGAACATTTGTGCCAATAACTAAACCAAGATTAGTGCGAGCATTAGCCGCCGTAGATGCACCAGTTCCACCATCAGCAATGGTTATGTCTGTAATGCCAGTAATTGTTCCTGCTGAAATAGTGGTGGTTGCTATGACTGCATTTGCAATTGTTGTCGTACCCGTAAAGGTAGAAGATGCAGTGTCTGCCTTAGTTGCAACAGCAGTTGCAATATTTGCAAACTCAGTATTGATCTCAGTGCCCTTAACAATCTTTAAAGGATTGCCAGATGCAAGTGCATCTTTGGTTGCAAAATTCGTTGTTTGTGTATAGTTTGACATTTTTTCCCCTATTCAATCTTGCCATTTTTGGCTTGAAGTTCAATCTTTTGAATGGATAACTGACTGCTGTTTATATCCATTTCAACGCCTATTTGAACAATCTTTCCCTTGCTTGATGCAGTTGTTTCTACAGTTGTTAGTGCAACTCCAGAAGTGTAATAGGCTATTGTTGTGGCATTTGCACCATACTCAGCAATGCCATATTCAGCAGTTGTTTGGGTTGGTATGTTTACTTGTGCAGAGTAATAATTTCCCGTGAAATCATATCCCCATTTTAATGTCACCAATTGATTAGAACCGCCAACAATAATGACCTTTATCTTCTTCAAAATAGAAGTGACATTCACATCACCAAGATCAGAGTTATTTGTATAGTATGCTAATCTATATGATGTTGCATCATCTAAATATGTACTATATTTTCCAATGTATCCATTTTTACCAATCAATAAATCACCATTACGCCTTGAACAAAAAGACGTTGGCTCAATACTGTCCCAAATGGTTGCCCTTGATGAACCATTTTGCATGATTCCTTTTGTATCAAACGCATAAACATATTTTGATGCTGGAAGATTTAAAAGATAAAGTGCATTCGTTTCAGAATAAATGGCTTTGATATTTGATGCAGTTTCACCAGAAACAGCACTCATCAAATCATTACGCACATTCTTAGATAGGTCACGTTCAGGAGATGACTTCTCTTGAATAGTCCTCATCAATGATCTAACACCACTGTTTGACAAAAAGATAACGTCTGTGCTGGTTGTTTGAATGCTATCCCTGGCAATGCAACCAATACCCTCAACAGTATCGCTAAGAGTCATGGTTGATGGTGAGGTGGCTCCAGCATAAATTAATATTTGACGCTTGCCAAAGATGAACAAGAATCCATTGTGAGCCGCTAGGCCAGTAATTTCATCAGCGCCATTTACCCATACATTATTCACATTCAATGAACCAGCAGTGCCCGTAGACCATACATGACCTGCGATCAAATCGCTGAAATAAACAGTTGCATTGTTGGTTGTAGTATTTGCTGCCCACAATCTACCAAATGCCGAAATCACAATGTTTGCTGATGGAACTGTGGCTACATACCCAGTTTTCTCTGAAACTCTGCGATAGGTGGTAGTACTTACAGCAGGGTCAAAGATTAAGGGGTCATGCCCTGATTGAAAGAAGTATGTGATGCTGTTCAGAGATGCACACTGCCAATTATTAGCGGTAATGGTTGGTGTTGTTCCACCACCACCGTAAGTTAATTCAGAAACGGCATTGACGCTATCAAGTTTAAACAGCTTCAAGTTACCAGCAAACAAGACAGTCAAAGTGCCATCTGCTTGCACCAATTCATTGATGACAGTTACATCATTTGCGCCCAAAGCACCACTTGAAGAATTTACTTTTGACCAACCTTTACGTGAGCCAATGCGACCATACTGGTCAATGATTGCATTTTGAGCAACTAAGGCAAATCCAAGTGACAAATCAAGAGGCGATTCTTGGGTATTCAACCCTTGAAAGCCTGGGGCTGTCAGAGAATAAGTCTGAAGTGCTTGGCTCATGTTGGCACAAACTCTTGGTTCTCAGGATAGCGAGTGCCCTCCAAAGCAATGTAATCAGCTAACATTCCTTTGTACAACTGATATGCCTCAGATGAAGACAGACCACCATCTTCACCACGCTCCACTAATGCTCTTGCATACGCATTCTGAGCAACCAGAGTGTCAGCAACAAGAACAACTGTTGCATCTGATGACAATGTGGCTTGTGGCACTGTCAAAGCAAACTTAATTGTGTATACGCCATCAGGTATTGGATAGAGATTTACTTTGGTGTCGTAACTACCATTAACACCATCAAAAGCAAATTCAGTGGGAATTGAATTGACAAGTGGGGTGAAGTTTAGCTTGCGGTTCATGTCCACAAAACTGATGTTTTTAAGACCAACATTACTTGTGGTGTTAATCACATCCATCACTTGAAACTTCTGACCAGAACCAGTCAAAGCATAGGAGGCGGTAGATGATGCGGTGGTGACTGTAATGGTTTGGCCCAAAACATTCCACGAAAACGCATCTTCAATCTGACGTTTGGCATCATTAACAAACTTGCCAATCAGACTTGAATAAGTTGTTTCGGTAACAGTTGAGACTGATGTTTCACGCAACCGAATCAATACATCGTTAACCAGCTCTAAATAAGTCATCTGCTTCAGCCTTTGCTTTGTTCCTGTCGGATATAGCTTTAGCTTTTGCCTTTGCGTCAGCTTTTGAGGATGCGCCCCATGCTTTCAGCGAAAGAAGCAGTCTTGTTGGTTCACCTTTCTTGTCGTACTCAGGGCCAGAATTGTTGCCCATACGAGCCAAGAAACTTGCTCTGCGAGGGTTGTCCCCCGACTTTACTGGTGCTTTGAGATTACCACCAGTTTCTGCATTATAAGATGCTCTACCCTTGGCATTCAAGCCCCCTTTTGGATTTTGACCAGCTTTTGTTTGCCATGCAGGAGATTTCATCTACTTCACCTTTTTAACCTTTTTTGCAGTCTTTGCAGCTTGTTTAAAGTCAGCAGCAGTAGGCGCACCCTTGGCCCCTACCTTCCGCATCTTTTCTCCAGAACCAGCCTTGATACGGGCTTGTTTGGCATTAATGTTGGCATAAAGTCCAGGCTTCATTTCATCTTCTTCTTAGGTTTAGTCATACCAGCTTCAGACAAGGCAATGGCAACTGCTTGGCGAGGATTCTTTACAACCTTCCCACCCTTGCCTGAATGCAAAGTACCTTCCTTATATTCACGCATTACCTTACCAACCTTTTTTTGGGCTTTGGTTTTCATACCAATTCCGTTACAGAAACAGTTGAAGTGGTAATTGCCGCATCCTTGATGAACGCAATCTTTTGTCCAGGGGTTACTCGCACAATTTCAACGCAATTGTTTGGAATCATGGCTGATGTTGTAATGCTTGCAGTTGGATTAGTGCCAATAGCATAGTGGGAATGACCCTGACTACAAGCAATGCGAATCATAGTAGTGGTAGCACCAAAAGCAGTCATTTGAACGCTACTGCTGGTTACTGTTGCCACTTGTGTTGTGCCATTACTGGCTACTCCATAAGCGACTTGGTTGGGGTCAAGTTGGAATGTAGACATTATTTTGCCTTTTTAGCTTTACTCATCATGTTGGTAGCAGTGCGACCACC